ACATGTTTTTCATATCATTAACTTCATCCAATGATTTATTATTAGATGATTGTTAGTGAGAACTTTTTAAATGTATCTAGAGTACAATTGAATCGGGAAGATCAATTGTATTCAAAAGTTCCTGAATGAATTAGGGCTGCTTATATGATAAAATGTGGAGGCATAAATTTCAACAAGAGATGGTCATGAATTAATTTGTGAGTACTGGAATTGTTGACTGGAGTTGCAATGCGAAGTTTATAAAACGTTTGGAGGGACCAATCCGGTATCATTAACTTGGAAACATAGATTGATGATATACGATAAGTTATTCCCGAAGTGGCATTGTGAGGAAGGCGTATAAGTAGTATAAAATGCGGGGTTAGATATCGAGGAGATAGGTAGCACCCTTGTTTTCCCCAGGAACTTTGTTCTTCCCACATAAAACCTACTTTTCATGATATTAAGCTACAATCGCGATGGAAGAGATTAAAGTTAATAATATTATAGATCAATCTGAGTTGTCTAATGACAGTGAAGGATTCCCTGATAATCTTGCCAGGGGCTCAGAAGTAGAAAATTTAGAGTATTCAACAGATCATGTTTGTTTTCCAGGTGATCCTGGTTATGATTCTTATATGGATGAATCTCATGATTATTTCATAGATTCAAATTGTGAAGATGGTTTTGTTGATGATTCGTTTTATGTGTTCGATGGTTGGTTCTTCGATGAAGATGATGAATCTATTAGACGTAATGTTTGCTTTGATATTATACCATTTGATGGTTCTTATGAATTAACTTTGGTATTTGATGGCAAATTTTACGAAAAGACAATTTATGTAGATAAATATACTTTTAAAGTGAATTTGTTGGCGTTGTTTTTACATAATCAATGTCAAATTAATAATTTTAATTTAATACATAAATGTAAATTATTGAGTCCTTATAATTCTGTCAGAGCTGATGATGTTGTTCATGTTAATGGAGGATTCGATAAGTATTTAGATTCTAGTTGGAATCGTATTATGCATGCACTTAATGGTAATATACGTACTTCAATGAAAGTAGTTAAAACGAAAGGTGTTTTTAAATCTAATAATATTGAGAGGAATAAAGAGAGAACTCATTTACCTACATTAAAAGATAAAATAAAAACTCGTTTTAATGAAAAACTTATAGGCATTAATAAATTCGATTATGGTATAACAGAAACAGTTGGGCAATGGCAAACTGTTGGTTATATACCTAAACGTACTTTTGTGTCTAAAGTTCATGAAGAAGTATCTAATAGAGATTTTGCTTTGAACCGAGCTCGAGTTGATATTACTTCTCCTGTAGAAAAGAAAGAAGTAAAAGAAGAAGAAGCAAATATCAAGGAAGGTGTTAAAGATGATGCACCTGTTATTAATGTTCCCAATTTTGGTAAATTAGAAAGGAAATGTTATGAATATTCTTATGTGTTGCCTAATTTAGTTCCTGTAGTTGAAGCACATAGAGATAGCACTTGGTTTAATAAATTTCCTAAACTAATGTTGGTACCTGCTGGCCCTGATAGTTTATGCAGATTCAACGCTGTGATATTTTATTTTTTATTATATCTTATTTGTTGTTTATCTGATAACTATTTAGTAAGTTTGATATGGGTTTTAATTAAATATAATAAAACCATTAATTTCATTTATGATTGTTATTGTGGTAGAAGTATATTAAAATTTAAATATATTAAGCCTTTTATCAATTACTTTGTATTCTTTTTATTGAGATACACTGGGTTGTCTAACTTTTGGACTGTTTGGCTTTTATTATTTGTATATAAAAATTATCGGTATTATAAACATCATGAAAGATTATATAATTTTTATTACAAATATGGTCAATTTTTGAATATAACTTTAAAACCTAGAGTTTGTGGAATGACATATTTTACACGAAAAGTCACTCTTATTAGGAGTAGACCTGATTTGGATGTAGAATATATCAAAGATGTTGATTTTAGACGAAATGTTGATACTAATTTTAAGATTAATCAACAAACACAAATGTGGGAATTTAAAGAACTATTAACCAAAAGTACAGATGTAGGTTATTGGGATGATAATATGTTTTTTGTTGTGGAAAAAACTTTCGAAGATAATTATAATAGTACAATTAAAGTAGCTGATTTAGAATTAATTTCACAGATGTGTACTTCTAAGAATGTAAGTTTAAATTCTTCTGGAGAAATTTTAGCGGAAAAATTAATGAATTGTACTAATATGGGTCCTTTTATAAATTATGATAGAGGTAATATTTTTTATAATGATATATTAAATGAATCTGCCAAATTAGCTCATTGTATGATTATGTCATATAGAGGAACTAATGTAGAAACAGATATTTATAATCAGCTTTTTCGAAAAGGCGATACGATGCGGCTAATCAGTATCGCCAATCGATACAGCCTCTACAATTAAATTATAGAGTACCTGTACTTCATTCGGGTAAATTTTTATTGGGTTATCGCTCGGATGAAGTAAATTTGAAAGTACCAGATATCCCAGATTCAAGTTGTTTTATATTTCATAAAAATATTAATGAATATGATTCTTCTTATCGTCCTCCTATGGCTGCGACGTTTGTTGACACTATACCTGCTGTGCCTCCTCGACCTGATACTACAAATCCTTATACATTAATTGATGGTATTGGAAAAAGGATGGCTTATAGTCCTCCTAAGTATAATCGTAATGAACGTAGAAGATTTAGAAAATTTGTACGTAAATGGCTTAAAAATAATGTCAAACCTATTGATGAAGGTGATGATTTAAATTTTGATGAATGGTTATCTACTACAAATTATCCAGAATGGAGAAAAGAAGAAATAAGAAAAGCTTTTCCTAAGGAAGCTTTTATTAATGGCGAATTTGATGAAGAAGAATTTAAAAATTATGATATTAAGATATTTGCAAAAGAAGAATATTATCCAGAATTCAAACATTCTCGTGGTATTTGGGCTCGTTCAGATGCTGCGAAAGGAGTTTTGGGACCTTTCTTCCGTAAAATTGAAAAAGAATTGTTTGCTTTACCTTATTTCATTAAGAAAATTCCCAAAGAAGATCGACCAAAATACATTAATGATTTTATGAATAATTCGTATTCAAAGTTTCAAGCAACTGATTACACTTCTTATGAAAGTCATTTCACCACTGATATGATGGATGATTGTGAGTTTGAATTATATAGATATATGTCTAAGAATAATGTTAAAGCTCAATTATTATGCCGTTTGATTTTTAAAATCTTAGCTACTACTAATGTTGCAAAAAGTAAATATTTTTCTGTTAGAGTAGATGCTAAAAGAATGTCAGGAGAGATGAATACTTCATTAGGAAATGGATTTAGTAATTTGATGTTTCTACTATATGCTTGTGAAAAATATAAGTTAGATTATAGTGGACCAATTATAGAAGGAGATGATGCTTTAATTGGACTATCACAACCAATACCTCAAGAATATTATAAAAATATGGCTTTAAATGTTAAGTTAGAATTTGTAGAAGATATTTCTGAAGGTAGTTTTTGTGGTTTAGTTTATGACCCTATTGAATTGGTTAATATCAGAGAACCTTTAGAAACTTTGTGTACTACACCTTGGATTCCTAGAAAATATGCCGCCTGCAATAATAAAACATATTATAAATTATTAAAAAGTAAGGCATTGTCTTTAATGTTTGAATATCCTGGTTGTCCTATTGTTTATGATTATGGAAAAAAGATTTTTGAATTATGTTCTGATTATGAGATCAAATTTGTTGATTTGTCTTATTATCATAGAGTTGAACAACAAAGAATTTATAAAAATTATTTACTTAATAAAGTACCATTCAAAGAAACTGGTTTGCGTACCAGGCTTTTGATGGAAAAAATTTTTAAAATTAGTGTTTCTTCTCAATTAATAATTGAAAATCAAATTAAAAATATGACATTGAATAATTTAAATATACCATATGTTCTCGATCTTGTGCCCGATGTGTGGAAATATAATTATGATAATTATGTACTTAATGCAACTCATATGAATTGGCATGATATAACTCATTGTAGTTTTAGAAAATATGAGAAATTGAATATTCATCGAATAAATCAAATTTCTAATAGCAAATTTTTTAAATTTGGATTGCTTTCTAAAAATGAATTTTATCAGGGCAAATTAGATAAAAATTCAGAGTTGTATGATAATTATCTTGAGCGTTATAATGATGCTCAATGTCGTATTAATTTGAATGAAAGTAAAATTTGATGGGCGTCACGAAAATACAGGAGTTTTTTATTTAAAACTTAGGATAAACTTTCCGTCTGTATATTTGTGGCTATGATCAATAACAAAACTAATTCAACTGGTTTATTAACCAAACAACAATATTTACAATTAAATGCAATAGCATTCCGGGATTTAAATAAAGCTGATAAAGATATTAAATATCAACTTTATAAACAAAAATACCTTAGAAAGAATCAGTCTACTGATAATAAGAATAAACAACTAATAACGAGAAATGATGTTAAATTTCGTTCTATTAATAATAATAATAATAATAAAGTTAAACCTATTCCTAGGAATATGAATAACCTACAAAATTTATCTGTTAATTCTATGAAGTTTAAGTTATCTAAATGTTTGTTGTCTTATGCAAGAGCTTCGATTGATCCTTTTGATAATATCACAGAATTACCATGTATACCAGATACTATAGTAGTGCCTTCTTACAAACATCGAGCTTATATAGAAGCAGATGTAGTAGTGGGAACTCAAGGTGTTGGTTTTGCTGTGATGAACCCTTGGAAAATGATTATGTCTGAAAATTCCAATACTACTACAAGTTCAGATTGGCCAGTGGTTACAACCTCTGCAGCGTACAATGATGTTACTTACACATGGACGCCGGTACAATTAGGAACTGAAGTATTTGGTTGGAATCCTCAAACGATTATAAGATTTGCAGATCTTATAACTCAGAATTTTTCATGGCGTTTAGTTGCCGCAGGAATGGAACTCGATTATACTGGAGTATTATTAGATCAAGCAGGTTTAGTTACAGTAATTCAATGGGCTGGACTTGGCGATATACCATCAGGATTAACTCCTGGTGATATTCGACAAAATCCAAGAAGTCAAACATGTGCTACTTCTAGAGAAGCAAGATGTTATATACGTTACGAACCTACTGATGCAGAGAACTTTAGTTATAAGAACGAACCTTATTATTATCCTCCGGGCAGAACTGTCAATTATCCTTTAGGTATTTTTGTATCTGGCGCTACCCCTAATACCACTTTTAGGGTTAGAGGAGTTGCTTTCTTTGAAATTCAAAATTCAAATTTACCAGCATCCCCGTCAGAAAGTGATCCTGTTGGTTTCCCTGCACTGCAAGCAGCGAGAAGTTCATTATTACCAACACCAGATCCCCAACAGGATTTATTTACCATATTGAAACGCACTGCGGGCAATATCCTCAATTCCATCAGTGGATTTGCTCCGACAATAGGTACAGCTATAGGTTCCATTTTTGGACAACCTGCTGCCGGTGCTGCTATAGGTTCAGTTAGTAAAGACCTAATACAGTCAATATTTGGTTAAGTGGATTTGCAGAGAAAACTGCAGAAAGAAACCCGAAGGAAAACGGTAGGAACCCTCTATATCCGGTGACAGGGATTGTACTGAAGGGAAATGAGTCGTG